TCAGTGCCTCCAGTGGCTCGTGTGTTGACGTGTGTTAACTCACTGCTGGACACTCTAGCGAATGCCCAGCGATTAGTCAACTGCTATTAATAGTCGTATGCGTATGGGTCGTACTCTTCAACTACTCCCAACGCCTTCAAAACTAGATTTCTCTCCTCTGCTGTTAACCCGTAGCTCCCGCCTTCGTCGTAGCCTTCGTAGTCTTGAACGGCTTCCTCTAGAGTGCATGAGTATTTATGAGCATATTTCCTACAGTCTTGTGCAATGTCTAATATGTATTCCATGTGTCAATCTCCTTAGTTGATGTAGCCATGGTACAGGAACCACCGCAGATGTATATAGTAAATAATACCACAAATAAACTATTGACCGCATTGGTTAACGTATGCTAGTCGCGTGTGCGCGTGTAATAGAAGGTAGGCCCAAAGGGACCAACATAAGTTCACACACTTGTCAACCCATGCAAAACTCATGCCAACTCTGCTCGCTACTACATGAGTCCGCCCATGTCAACCCATGCAAGACTCGTGCCAACTCTGGCGGCTACCATAGGCCGCGCCCTGTGTCAACTTTTGTTAAAACCCGCGTAAACAAAGGGGTCGGGGGAGGGGTTGACTTGTGTTTAACTTTTGTAGTAGCTACCTAGACACAAAATAGGTTAAAATTAGGAAAATTACCCATAAATTAAACTCGTGTAACCTCTTGTTTTTACTCATGTTTACACTTCTACTGCTTTTACCTCTAAAATAGCTTGACTTTCGTGTCAACTTATGTTATACTATTGTTGTATTGAGGGACAATTTTTATTATGACCACTGAAGTTAAAAAAAGAGGTCGTGGTAGACCCCGGAAGTCAGAAGTTGCTGCTGTAAAGCCCGGAAACAAGGGTGTAGTAGGCCGACCCAAGGGTGACGCAGCGATAATCAACGAGTACAAGGCACGTATGCTGGCTAGTCCTAAGTCACGTAAGGTGCTAGAGACTATTTTTGATGCTGCTTTAGACGATGACCATAAGAATCAGGCTGCTGCTTGGAAACTTGTGATGGACCGTATACTACCTGTCGGTGCTTTTGAAAAAGAAGTAGTAAAAGACGGTGGTCGTAACGCTATTCAGATCAACATTAGTGGCGTAGGCACTGCTGAAGTATCAACACCTGATATTATAGAGGGAGAAGTAGTAGATGGCTCTTAAGTACTTCACCAGAGAAGAATTCTCTTGTCAGGAATCAGGAACCAACAACATGGAACAAGAGTTCCTAGAGAAGTTAGACGAGTTAAGGGCATACTGTGGATTTCCTTTCGTCATTACTAGTGGATACAGACACCCGACACTGCATTCAATAGAGCGTAAGAAAGAGGTTCCCGGAACACATGCCCAAGGGATCGCAGCTGACATAAAAATAACAAATGCTGCGGATCGCCTTAAGCTTGTCAACAGTGCTCTTAAACTAGGGTTTACTGGTGTGGGCGTTGCTTCTGATTTTATTCATGTAGACACCCGTGGTACTACTCCTGTTATGTGGGTTTATTAGTGGATCTTAATATAGAATTACTGCCTTGGCAACAGGATGTCTGGGCAGACGACACTCGATTTAAGATAGTAGCGGCAGGTCGTCGTACTGGAAAATCCAGACTAGCGGCATGGATGTTAATTGTAAACGCACTACAGGCAGACAGAGGCCATGTATTTTACGTCGCACCTACTCAGGGACAAGCCAGAGACATCATGTGGTCCACCCTTCTCGAACTGGGGCATCCTGTTATTAGTGGTAGTCACATTAATAATCTGCAAATCAAGTTGGTCAATGGAGCAACCATTAGCCTCAAAGGTGCCGACAGACCTGAAACAATGCGAGGTGTCAGCCTCAAGTTTTTAGTGCTGGATGAGTACGCAGACATGAAGCCTGACGTATTTGAGCAGATCTTGAGACCTGCACTGGCTGACCAAAAAGGCTGTGCAATGTTCATTGGAACACCAATGGGTCGCAACCACTTTTATGAATTGTACAAATATGCGGAGTTAGATGATGACCCTACGTACAAAGCTTGGCATTTTACGTCTTATGATAACCCTATCTTGGACCCGGACGAAATCGATATTGCAAAAAGGTCCATGTCTTCTTATGCGTTCCGTCAGGAATTTATGGCGTCGTTTGAAGCTCGTGGGTCAGAAATGTTTAAGGAAGACTGGGTTAAGTTCAGCAAAGACGAACCAGAAATAGGGGATTACTACATTGCAGTTGACTTGGCGGGTTTTGAAGAAGTCAACAAGAAACGGACTAAGAATAGTAAGCTTGACGAAACAGCCATCGCTGTCGTTAAAGTCAGTGAGCACGGTTGGTTTGTTGATAATATTATCTACGGACGCTGGAGCCTTAACGAAACGGCAACCAAAATATTTCAGGCCGTTAGAGACTATCGTCCCGTATCAGTTGGTATCGAAAGAGGCATTGCTAAACAGGCTGTAATGTCCCCTCTTACGGATTTACAAAAGAAGTACGGTACGTTCTTTAGAGTAGAAGAGTTAACACACGGTAACAGAAAGAAAACTGACAGGGTTATGTGGGCGTTACAAGGACGGTTTGAAAACGGCTACATTACGCTAAACAGAGGTGAATGGAACAGTAGATTCCTAGACCAACTATTTCAGTTCCCTGATCCATTGACCCATGACGACTTGATTGACGCCTTGGCGTACATCGACCAATTAGCTAATGTGGCTTACGACTACGATTATGAAATCGAAGACCACGAAATCTTAGACGTAGTAGCGGGATACTAATATGACTGATTTATATGAACAAGACCCACTGATGATTGAAGAAACAATTGAAGACTGGGTTATAACTAAGTGTGAAGACTGGAGGGATTATTACGAAAGCAATTATGAAGCAAGATTTGAAGAATATTATAGATTATGGCGTGGTATATGGGATCCTGCTGACAGTGACCGTAAGTCTGAGCGCTCCCGTATTATTTCTCCTGCACTACAACAGGCAGTTGAGTCTAATGTAGCGGAACTAGAAGAGGCTACGTTTGGACGCGGTAAGTGGTTTGACGTTAGTGACAACATGGGTGACACACAACCCCAAGACGTACAGTTCCTGCGTAACAAACTTACGGAAGACTTTGAAGACTGCATGGTACGTAAGGCTGTAGCAGAGTGCTTGATTAACTCTGCAGTCTTTGGTACAGGCGTCGGTGAAATAGTTATTGAAGAAATGAAGGAGATGGCTCCTGCAACCCAACCTATCATGGACGGGGACTTGCAGGCCGTTGGTGTAAACATTACAGAACGTGTTAAAGTAAAGCTTAAGCCAGTGCTACCTCAAAACTTCTTGATTGACCCTGTAGCAACATCTGTAGAAGACGCTTATGGAGTAGCTGTAGACGAGTTTGTTAGTAAACATCAAGTAGAACTTTTGCAGGAGCAGGGTGTTTACCGCGACGTGTACGTAGGTTCTGCTGCACCAGATACGGACCTTGAACCTGACCAAGACATTACAATATACAACGACGACAAAGTTAGACTAACTAAGTACTATGGTTTAGTGCCACGAGAGCTTCTAAATTCCGCTATGCAGGACGAAGACGAAGAAGAGGCACCAGAGCAAGAGTCTGAGTCAAAGTACGTAGAGGCCGTTGTAGTAATTGCTAACGGTGGTATACTACTTAAGGCTGAAGCTAACCCCTACATGATGGAAGATCGTCCTATTGTCGCGTTTCCTTGGGACGTAGTACCCGGACGTTTTTGGGGTCGTGGCGTGTGTGAAAAAGGCTACAACAGTCAGAAAGCCCTTGATACCGAATTACGTGCGCGTATTGATGCGTTAAGTCTTACAATTCATCCAATGCTTGCTATTGATGCTACTAGACTGCCTCGTGGTGCAAAGCCTGAAGTACGTCCCGGTAAGATGATTTTAACTAACGGAGATCCTCGTGAAGTTCTTCAACCTTTCAACTTTGGTCAAGTGGGTCAAATCACTTTTGCTCAGGCCGGGGCCTTGCAGCAGATGGTACAACAAGCAACAGGAGCCGTTGACTCAGCAGGAATTGCAGGTCAGGTTAATGGCGAAAGTACTGCCGCTGGCATTAGTATGTCTCTTGGCGCTATTATTAAACGCCACAAACGCACATTAATTAATTTCCAACAATCTTTCTTGATTCCTTTTGTTAAGAAAGCGGCCTATCGTTACATGCAGTTTGACCCTGAAAACTATCCTGTAGCTGACTACAAGTTTAATGCCAGTAGTACTCTTGGTATTATTGCAAGAGAGTACGAAGTAACTCAGCTTGTGCAGTTGTTACAGACTATGGGCAAAGAATCACCACTGTACAACACACTGATACAGTCGGTGGTTGACAACATGAACTTGTCTAACCGTGAAGAGTTACTTGCTGCATTGGCACAAGCTTCACAGCCAAACCCTGAAGCACAGCAAATGCAACAACAAGCGCAACAAGCGCAACTACAGTTCCAGCAGTCGCAGACTCAAGCATTAGCTGCTCAAGCCCAAGAATCACAAGCTAGAGCTACTAAGTTAACTGCTGAAGCTCAAGCTGTGCCGCAAGAACTAGAAATAGATAAGATTAACGCTGTTACCCGAAACCTTCGTGAAGGTAACGAAGAAGATAAAGAGTTTGAGCGACGTATGCGTGTTGCTGATACTCTCCTTAAAGAAAAACAAATAGCAGGTAAAACTAATGTTAACAGACCACGAACTGAAAGCCCTACTCCAACGAGTCAACCGGGAGTTCCAAGGAACATTCCAGCGAATAACAGAACTGGAAACCAAGGTAGAGGAGTTGTCTAATGCCGAAGAAAGCAGACCCAAGACTAGCACGGGCGGGAGTAAGCGGGTACAACAAACCAAAGCGAACGCCTAGTCACAAAACTAAGAAGTTTGTAGTTGTTGCCAAGCAAGGCGACACAGTTAAAACCATACGTTTTGGCGATCAAAACATGAGCATTAAGAAGGACCAACCTGCACGTCGTAAGTCGTTCAGAGCACGTCACAAGTGTGACACAAGCCCACCCAGTAAACTAACAGCACGATACTGGTCGTGTAAGAAGTGGTAAGCAGATGGTTAAAGGTGTAAAACATTATAAGCGTGACGGTACTGAGTTTACAGGTGGTACGCACAAGATGCCTGATGGATCAGTACATTCAGGTAAAACCCACGGAAAAACATCAGTACCTCTTTTCCATTTTAAAAATTTGTCTAAAACAGCAAAGGAGAAAGCTATGCCTGGTAAAAAGAAAAAGAAAGTTAAAAAGCCATACAGTTATTAAGGAGTAGCCAATGAAGCCTAAAAAAGGTCTTTACGCTAACATACGAGCCAAACGAAATCGTATTGCAAAAGGTTCTGGCGAAACAATGAGAAAGCCCGGCGCAAAAGGCGCACCTACAAATAAGGCTTTTAAACAGGCGGCTAAGACGGCAAAAAAACCGACCAGAAACGCTTGACATTTACAGAAAAGTGTGATATAATAAAACTATAGTTAACAACTTTAGAGAAACCAATGACAACTGAGCTTGAAACTTATTTTAACAACTACAACGAACTCTTCAATAGCGAAGGTTTCAAACAACTCATCCAAGAACTTTCTACTAATGCACAACAGTTAGCAGATATACAAAGCGTAAAAGACGTAGAAGACCTCTTTTTTCGTAAAGGTCAGGTAGCTGCTTTTGCAACAATAATTAATTTACAGGGTACTATAGAAGCCGCTAGGGACCAAGCAGAGGCTGAAGAAGAAGGCCCTGTAGATGTATAAAATATATGACTTCCGTTGCACTAACGGACACGTCTTCGAAGATTTTGTAAAGAGTGGTACTACAACCAGTAGGTGCGGTTGTGGTGCTAACGCTACAAAAATGGTATCTGCCCCGTCTTTTCATCTTGATGGTTCTACTGGGGACTTTCCCGGTCAACACATGAAGTGGGTACGAGAACACGAAAAAGCAGGTAGAAAATAAACACCTCCACAATGATTATAATCACGGAGTTTAATTATGTCAAGAGCAACAATGATTGATCCACAACCTGAAGAGGAAAATGTGGACACCATTGAAAACGAAGTTGAAGAGACTCAACTAGAAGAAGTTGAACAACCTCAAGAAGAATCTACAGTTCCAGAGAAGTACCAAGGTAAGTCTATGGAAGAAGTTGTACAGATGCACCAAGAAGCTGAAAAGCTTTTAGGTCGTCAGTCTTCTGAAGTAGGAGAGCTTCGTAAAGTAGTTGATGATTACATTAGTACCCAAACAACTACTCAAGCACCTCAACAATACGTTGAGCCTGAAGACGATATAGACTACTTTACAGATCCTCAAGGTGCAGTAAATCGTGCTATTGAGAATCATCCTAAGATTAGAGAAGCGCAACAATATACTGAGCAGTATAAAAAGCAAACGTCACTGTCTACGCTTCAAGCTAAACATTCAGACATGCAAACAATACTTGGTGATCCTAAGTTTGCAGAGTGGATTAAAGCGTCTAAGATTAGGACTCAATTGTTTGTACAAGCTGACCAACAGTATGACGCTGACGCCGCTGACGAACTCTTCTCACTCTGGAAAGAACGGAAGACAGTAGCCCAGCAAACCGCTAATGTTGAAAAACAAGCACGGAAGCAAACACTAAAAGCAGCTAGTACAGGCAATGCACGAGGAAGTGCTGAAGGATCACGTAAAAAAGTATATCGTAGGGCCGACATTATTAAACTAATGAAAAATGACCCTGACCGTTATCAAGCATTGTCTGAAGAAATTATGTCAGCTTATGCGGAGGGTCGAGTCAAATAATCTAGGAGATTGACATGGCTACTGCAACTTACCCCGGAACTGGGGGTTTTACCGCAAAAACTGAGGCGAATACTTTCATCCCAGAAATTTGGAGTGATGAAATTATTGCGGCTTACCAAAAGAACCTGAAGATGGCTCCGCTTGTTAAAAAGCTAGCTATGACAGGAAAGAAAGGAGACAAGCTTCACATCCCTAAGCCCGTTCGTGGCGATGCAAATGCTAAAGCGGCTGATACAGCGGTTACTATCATTGCAAACACTGAAGGCGAATTGACTGTAGATATTAACCGTCACTTTGAATACTCACGTCTTATCGAAGACATCGTTGAGGTTCAGGCGCTTTCTAGTCTCCGTCAGTTCTACACTGAAGATGCTGGTTACGCACTTGCTGTACAGATCGACAATGATCTTCACGCGGCAGGTACTGGCTTTGGTGATGGTGGTGCTGTTGTATTTAGCCCAGCGGCTACTGACTACCAGCACACTGGCTGTTTCTTTAACGATAACGGAACAACAACTCAGTACACTGATGACACAATCGTGCCAACTCAAGACGTGTTCACTGATGCGTTCTTCCGTGACATGATTCAGAAGCTTGATGACAACAACGTACCTATGGACGGACGTTCGTTAATCATTCCTCCTTCGGTTCGCAACACTATCATGGGCATTGATCGTTATGTGTCTTCTGATTTTGTAAACGGCCAAGTAGTAAGCTCTGGTCTTATTGGTAACCTCTACGGTGTAGACGTTTATGTCTCAGCTAACTGCCGAACTATTGAAGCAGCTGGCGACAACACTGCGGGATCTGCCGACACTCGTGCTGCACTCTTGTTCCACCGTGACGCTGTTGTCATGGCAGAGCAACAAGCTGTACGTTCACAAACCCAGTACAAGCAGGAATACCTCTCGACTCTGTACACGGCTGATTGCCTGTATGGTGTTCAGGTATATCGTCCTGAAGCTGGTTTCGTTCTCGCAGTCGCTGAGTAATGAACTTCGGGGGTCAGCAATGGCCCCTTTTTCTTTTATTTTTGTTGGAGTAGTCTATGGGTATCTTTCGCGGAGAAGGCGGAACTGGTGATGCAACTACAGATGCTGTAGCGTCACAAGTAGCCATTGACGCTCAGACTGCCACAACAAAAGCAAATGAAGCCGCTAGCAGTGCAACTACTGCATCAACTAAATCCTCAGAAGCATCCACCTCTGCAACTAATGCGGCAACATCAGCATCAACTGCTACCACTAAAGCAAGTGAGGCATCTACTTCTGCAACCAATGCGGCGTCTAGCGCAACTAATGCGGCCTCTTCAACAACAACCGCAACAACCAAGGCTTCTGAGGCATCTACGTCAGCAACTAATGCGGCATCTTCCGCTACTACTGCTACTACTAAAGCTTCTGAAGCATCAACCAGTGCAACTAACTCAGCTTCATCAGCAACTACTGCTACAACCAAGGCATCTGAAGCATCTACTAGTGCAAGTAATGCGGCTTCTTCAGCAACAGCGGCGGCATCAAGTGCTACTGCATCAGCAAACTCAGCAACAGCGGCAGCGGCTAGTGCTACATCTGCACTAAACGCAAAAGAAGCTATTGATGGTTTGTATCTTGGCACTGCCACTTCTAACCCTACAGTAGATGGCAATGGTAATGCTGTTACTACGGGTGACTGGTACTTTAACACTAGCGACAATACAACTCGTATTTACGACGGCTCTGCATGGAACACTGTAAACCCTGATCTAGTAGGTGATTCTAGTCCACAGTTAGGTGGCAATTTAGATTTAAATAGCAGAGACATTACAGGCACAGGCAATGTAAACATTACTGGCAACATAAGTTTGTCAGGCACTGTAGATGGTCGTGATGTTGCTACAGATGGCACTAAACTTGATGGTGTTGAGGCGAGTGCCACAGCAGATCAAACAGCGGCAGAAATTAGAACACTAGTTGAATCTGCTTCTGACTCTAACGTATTTACAGATAATGACCACACTAAGCTAAATGGCATCGAAGCCTCAGCAGACGTAACCGACGCAACCAATGTCACTGCTGCTGGTGCGTTGATGGACTCAGAGTTAACCAGTATTGCTTCAGTCAAAGCTCTGAATCAAGGCGTAGCTACTACAGACTTACCTACCTTTGCTGGCCTTACGACTACAGCAGACGTGTCATTCGGTGACAACGATAAGGCTATCTTCGGTGCGGGTAGCGACTTACAGATTTATCACTCAGGAAGTCATAGCTTTATTAACGATGCTGGCACTGGCAATTTGTACATTAAAGCTACTAACGGAGTTTTGATTCAAGACTTCAGCACAGGAACTAACAGACTTACAACGTCTACTAATGGTTCTATTAATTTATACCACAACAACAACTTAAAACTAGCCACCACCTCCACAGGCATAGATGTTACGGGTAGTGTGGTCAGCGACGGTTTGACTGTTGATGGCAACATTGCGTTTTCAAATGCAAGCAGTTCTCCACAAATTAATAGTAACTTAAGCCTTGTGTTTAATATTGATGCGGACAATAACGACCCTAACGATAAAGGTTATTTTTTCCGTAGACACTCTGCGGCAGAAAATATTGCATTTTTTGACGAAAACGGCGACATCAGTTTCTACGAAGACACTGGCACAACTGCAAAGCTTACATGGGACGCTAGTGCTGAGAGTCTTAACTTTGCTGATAACGGCAAAGCAGTGTTTGGTGCTGGCTCTGACCTAGAGATTTATCATGATGGTAGTCATAGCTACGTTAGAGATTCAGGGACTGGGAATCTAAAGCTACAAGGCACTGATGTTCGTATTCAAAGTGCAGATGGCGCTGAGAATTTTCTGGTTGCTGACTTGGATGGCGCAGTCAAACTTTATAACAACGATGCTCAAAAACTACAAACCACCTCTACAGGCATCGACGTTACGGGTAGTGTGACGGCTGACGGGCTTACTGTTGATGGCAACATTGCGTTTTCAAATGCAAGCAGTTCTCCACAAATTAATAGTAACTTAAGCCTTGTGTTTAATA